GGATATTCTATTTCATATAACCTATCATAATATTTAGGTGGTCGCATTTCTTTTCCATTAATATGTATATTGTCTGACGGATAAACGTCATTTTTATGTTTGGCGAACCAGTGACCCGCTATGCCGGGTCGCCGGCTCATGGTTGAGTATTCCTGTTGTTTTTCAATTATTTCGCCATTTGGTGTCATTATTTCATAATGCTTTAATCCATTTGACTGGTTTATTACGTCTTTTCTTTTTCCATTAATTTTCTTTTGAACGTAACCGGCGACATATGCCGCCGATTGGAATGTTACGTCTCCTATGGATGAATGTCCTTTACCCCATAGTTTGCTTAATGTTTCTGATTGAGTTAGACCTTTTTGTCCTTGTATTATTTCGCGGTCGCGAAAATTTGTATTAAATAGTATTGCATGATAATGCGGACGGCCGAATTTATCGCCGTATTCTCCGCATTGATAATATCTTATTGGTTGTGCCTGGTTAGCACGTTTTTTCTTTCTTAGCCTTTTCATAAAGTCTTGAAAGTCTTTTTTTACTAGTGTACCGTGTTCGGGTAGGTGTTCATTATCGTATGTTAACGTAATGAAAATGTTGTTAAGCCATAGACTGGCCTCGTGCATGTTTCTTAACGCCCATTGGCGTGAGTATTCTTGTCTGCATCCAGTGCACTGTTTGCAGCTTACGGTAGTTTTAGTTCCGTTTGATTCGTGGAGTGTCCAGGTGAGTCCACCGCCTATTTTGTTATAAGCGGTTATTGGGTGAAAGCATGGCATAGTTGCTCCTTTTTTTATAGTCGGATTCCGCCTCTCATAGGGCGTGCTCCTCTTAAAGAATTTTTTCTGTGTGTTCTTGCTGCTGTGCGAGAGAACATTCTTTTTGATTTTTTGTAGTTCATTTTTCTAGGTCTTCTCATTGTTATCACTCTCCTTAGTTCGTGAGGTTATTTTTACGACTAACCCCTAAAAGGTGTCAGTCGTTACAGTTGTATCAAGTGGACAACTGTTCTGCCGCGTCGGATTCATCCGACTTGCCTGCTGGGAGGGACGTTGTTTCCTCCCCAGCTTGAGTTTGTAAAGCTTGAGCTAAACGCTCGTTTTTAACAGCTAAACCCCATTCCTCCATTTGTTGGAGGTTATCGGGATTTTCTGCAAAATTTAGAAAGCTATGCATTTCATTGTTGAAGTGGTCCTTCACTTGTTCCGGTAATTCTTCAAACAATGTTTTTGCAGTTGCTAGCGTATTTTGCATTTGTTGGAAATCCACTTCTGATACGTCACCGTATTGTGGGTTTGCTTTTGTTTGTGGCATAATTCCTGTTTCCATGAATTGTGCCAGGATCTTGTTAATATCACACGTATCTGTGTGATGTTGTTCCGTGAGACCGTCATTAAACGTCTCACTATAATCTTCGTTGCCTAAATTGTAGGCTGAACGAAATGTGTTTTTTGGTATGCCTGTGGCTTTTCTTTTAGTCGTCATAGTTATCTCCTAATTACATTAGTTTTTCCGCGTTTACGTCTATAACCCTCTTGGTACTTTGCGTGCCAAGGGGCTGTAAATAATTTATCCTTATCATAATAATAAGCGCGGTTAGTTCTTCTGCCACGTGTAGCTAATGCACGGGCAGATCCTGATTTAGTTACTGAACTGACTTCATCAAATGAAGCTTGTATAGCATTTTCCATGTCAGGGTCAAGGTTTAATTCCTTAATTAATTTCTCTATATATTTTTCGGCTTCGCCGGCAATAGTACTTAATGGTCCTAATGCTTCTGCTTTTTTAATTGTTAAAGCAGTTTGAGCTTTAATATTATTTATATTGGCAGCACTTGTTGCATTTGCTAATGCAGCTGCCATTTCATTTCCGACTGGGGCTTGTTGCCCGGCCGGTGAGCTTGCTTCTTTACTTCCGGCTAATATCGGATTTATTCCAGCGGATTTTAAATCTGCCATTCGGCGTGCTACGGAGGTATTAGACATTCTCTCTTGGAATGCCATTTGTTGTTGTGCCTGTTGTGCAGATGCAATATTCTGCTTTTTTTGACCTCTATAACCAGCATAGGCGCCTAGAGCTGCTGCAGCTACTTGTCCCCACATTAAAAGTGTGTCCCGCCTGGTATACTATTAACAGGCATTGGTCTTGTACATCTTAATTTAAATAGCGAATCAAATATGAATTGAGGTTCGCTTGCTACTGCTAATGTACGTTGTACGTTTGTGTCTGTAACTTGAATCCATGCATCTCCGAGTAATGGCAAGCTTGCATATTCCTGTGCATAATGCCATGATTCTAAAGTTCCTGTTGCGTTTGAACGGAATTTGCCAGTAATTGAACTTGGCTTATATCTATATTCCGCATAACGCTCTTGGTAGCCGAACGTTGTTTCGTCGGCTGCACTACCTTGTGCGTATATTTCTTTATTTTTGACTGCTTGTTCGCCAATCGTTGATAACGTTGGCCAGTAGTAATCATAAATTGTTTCTCTACTAAACATTCTGTTCAGTCCTTGCTGGTAAGTTAAATCTGTTCTAACAGATACCATACCAATTACTATTGTATGTTCAGTGAAACTCTTTGTAAAAGAGTGGCCACTTAATACAGTTGTTCCTATGGCCGATAAGTTACCTTGTGGTGTTGTTGCGTCAGTTGACGATGTTTGAGCGACCGGGCTAATATTAACCGGTGAGCTACCGCCACCCAAATATTCAGGTCGTTGTAATCTAGCATCAGGGCTAGTTACATTAAAATGATTTTTTATTACTTCGATATATCTTGAACCGCCACGAGCTTGTATTTCAAGAAATTTTTGTGTTGCGAATGCTAATCGAAGTTGGTTGATTGTTGCTGATGTTGCGTTACTTAAGTCCGCATATAATTTGTTGTCTGCTGACCCGACAGTTGCACCTAATGATACATTGTCTTGACTTCCTGATGATTTATCCAGTGTTAACCAATCTTGGTCAACAACTGAAAATACTGTAGGTGCTTTATCATCGGCAGCATTTCCAGGCGTTGCTCCTGAAAATACATCTGCTGATAAACCTAATGGTATAGTTACATCAGCTCCCTTCTGTGGCCATGGTAATGCAGATGTAAAGTAATCATGTTTTTTTCCTCTGTTTAATAAAGCATACGTAGTACCGTCTGCGCCACTTGTTGTTAGTACTGTTTTTGGTGCTTGCAGGTTTTCATCTCGGAACCAATCGTTCCAAACGAGTGTATATGCTCGGTGCCATAATGCACTGAATTCTAATCCTGCTACTTTTGTTGGTATTCCGAAATAGTCGGAAAGAGAACCTTCTGTCTCTCCGCCTCCAGGCGCGGTAATAGTTGGTGGTACTGGTGCTGCGACTGTAAAGTCGGGTGTTCCATCTAATCTAGATGAACCTGGTGCTTGATAAGTTTTTGTTTCTCCCATAAATTCTTCGAAATCGTCCCAAACGAGTCGTACTGGTACGGCGAAGAAATGGGTATCCATGAATGCATTGTCCATTGTTGGGTGAATTGGTGTTGCTAATCTACTAAATGCTGTGAGATTACATGAAAATGTATCTCCGGGTAATGCTTCGTCTACATAAATAGGTACTAATTGACCGGCATTAAATGTAGTTTTTAGCCCATGACTCCTATCAAATGTTGAACGTTGAATATCGGCATGTGGTACTTCGCTGAACTGATGTTGTTGCGATGAACCGATTCTTGTGTTGTATTTGTGAGGGTTTTTCATGGGCATGTTATTTTCCTATTTTTTGTTTTTTTTGAATTGTAACACATGTTCATGTGCTTTGGCAAGACATGTGGGTTCTTCCGGAGTTAATTCTCCGGTTGTTGTTTCAAATGTGCCAATTCGCCATAACGAATAATCCTCCGGATTTTTGGCAATTTGTGTTTCTTCATTCGCCATATCGGCGAATTGTCTTAACGCTATTGCGTCATTTTCCAAACTGTAGTCTTGGTGATATGCTTCAAGTGCTGAATCATATATTGTGTATTTGCATAGTATCATAGCTTATTTCTCCTGTAAATGCTCATTCGAGCTTTATGTGTTTTCTCTGCTTGTCGCAGAGCCTCGGGTGTGCGTAAATGAGCTTTTTTTTTCATTTCCTTTACGCGACTCTCTTTTATTTGCGCCATATCCTCAGGATATTCTATTTCATATAACCTATCATAATATTTAGGTGGTCGCATTTCTTTTCCATTAATATGTATATTGTCTGACGGATAAACGTCATTTTTATGTTTGG